AAGCATGAACATCGTCAGACCATCGTCTTTGAAAAAAACATCAACAGGTGTGGTGTCTTGTGTTACTCCTGTTGATACCGCAGTAAATGTTGCGGTAGAAACATCCCACGCAGTCCCAAGAGTGTATTCGTTTACATCATCACCAGTCGAACCACAGACATACATCTTGGTTCCGTTTGAACCAATAAATAATCCTTGGGGGTTATTTTCCTGCCCCACAACACTCACGGTCTTACCAGAGTAAACCCAGCCAGTAATGCCTGTGTCGATTGTCAGGGTTGCGTCTGTGGTGGGTGCGTCTAGGGCTAGAGTAGTAAAAGTGCCTGCTGCTGGGGTGGAGCCGCCGATGGTAGTGCCGTCTATTGAGCCGCCAGTGACTGTTACACTGTTAGCATTCTGTGTAGCAATAGTGCCAAGACCTAGATTAGTCCTAGCATTGGGTGCAGTAGTAGCGCCAGTACCGCCATTAGCAATTGGTAGAGTACCAGTAATGTCTGCGGTAGAGATATTGATCTGGTCCCAGGCAAGGTTGGAGCCATCAGTGGTTAGATATTTACCAGAGTTGCCTGACTGAGTAGGAATAATATCGCCTCTAGTCATAAAGGCGTTATATTGCTCTGCTACTGCTGTTGGAACGACTAAACCAGCATCAATCTCATCGCCATTAGACAGTGTAATGACTAAGGAGCCATCAAAATCAATCTTAGCATCAACAACAGAGACACCATCCTTGCCATCTACACCATCAATACCATCCTTACCCTGTGCGCCATTGAGGCCAGCAGGGCCTGGTAGGCCATCTTTACCGTCTTTGCCGTCTTTACCGTCTCTGCCGGGAGCACCAACCATTGCTGGTGTTGCCAACAGTTCTTGGAACTTGTCATTTAGGCGGCTTTCGATCTGTTTTAGAGCGTCTACCACCATCTTAGCGTTTTTACCTACCTCTTCTTCACGCTTTTGACGAGCAGCCTTAATGGTTTGTTCAATTTCAACCAATGCTTGTTGCTGTTCCTCTAAGGAAACAGACTCAGAACCTATTTTTTTAATAAATTCTTTGATGTTAGGCATTGTTTTCAATCTCTTTTGTTATTTTATCAAGAAATTCTTGCTCAGTTTTGCCGATAGTAGCAATTTTCTCTGCCATTTGCAACTCTACTATCTTGGTATTATTTTTAATATCGGCTTCTTTGAGCATCAGTTCAGCAATTTTAACACGCCTATCGAACTCTTTCTGTGCTTGGTCGTCAGCGGTGGGTAGATTTTTACTCACTGCACTGAGTACTTTTGCACGAGTCTCTTCTGGCATCATCTGAGCCTCTACAACAGCCTTGGCAGCTTCAGCCTGGTCTTTCTGTGCCGATGCCTCCAACTGTTTTACCTGTGCCTGTGCCTGAGCCAACTGCAACTGTAGTTGAACTTGCTGGATCTGAGACTGTTCAGGCGTGGGTTGCATTGCTTGGTCAAGTTGTGCAGCCAACTTCTCACGGTCAGCAAGGCCACTATTCTCAATAATGGACTTCATCACTATCGGCACAACAGGACTATCTGGTCCAAGTGTCTTCAACAGGTTCATAAACTGCATCTGCTCATATTCACGAGCAATGATACCAAGATTAGAAGAAGGAACAAAGATAAAGTCTTGTGCAGGATAGCGCTCAGGATCAAACTGCATAAAGCGGTATGCAGACTTAGTTACAAACGGTATTAAGAACTGCTCTTGGAAGTTGACTAAGGTGCGCTTATTCTTCTTAATGATTGCTGATAGTGCTGGGGACATACCAGCCATATCACCAGTGGTGCCAGCATTTAGTTGTGCAGAGTCTACTGTACCTGTTGCCATTAGCAGCATCTGCATAAACTGGTTAGCAGTGGCAAGGTTGCCTGGGTCAGTATTACCAAACTTAAATGGTTGCAGAATCTCTGCTGGATTACCATTAGTTAGGATAGTCTTACCTGGCCTTACCTCAAACTTAGCACCACGAGGCAGACGAGTAGCATCAATACCCATCATAGGCACAGTAGTCAATGCTAGGCTATCTAGATGACTACGAATTTGTGCATCGATGGCTTTCTGGCAGTTATAGCCTTTTTCAGCGATGCCACGGCCCCAGAAACGATTGGGCATGGAGTCATACTGGAAAGCCACCACAGGACGGTCTTCCATCATGTATGGCGACTGTTCTGCCTTGAGTAAATGCTCATCGTTAGCGATAACAATAATGGCTTCTACCAGTTCTGTGTACTCTGCTGCTTCGCTACCAAACTCTTCTTGCTTTTTGCTAAAGAGTTCCATAATCTTTTCACCGTCTTCCTCAAGCATGAACTTGGGAATAAGGCCGTAGTAGCGTAATAATTTAACCTTGTCTTGCTGATACTCAATGTCTTCCTGTACTGGCTCTAAGTCATCTTCGACTGCGGCGGGGCCAAGGTTTTCTACTTTCTTATAAACACCAGCCTCCATACCAGCAACAACGCTGTGAATGGACACATACTCTTCAATAGCACAGCCAAGAGCATCTTCAATGCTGGTGGCATTGGGATCAATTAAGAAGTTCTTAGGGTTAATTGGCTTTAGACCAACAACGAATCTAGGTACTTCTTCAACACCAATGGCAGCAACACCCATCTCTACTATGGGCCTCATCGCTGGTCTTAGTTCTGTCTTTTCTGCGATGGTAATCTCACCAATGCCAGTGCCATACACAGCACCAAGAAGAACAATATCAGATACTGACTTACGGACTTTCTCTTTCTTAAAGTCCTCTACCATCTGATTTTTAATCTCTTCTACATCAATCTTATTGTTGTCTGCTCTGTCGTCAATGATGTCAAAGAACTTCTCACCACGACCAAAGATAGCCTCTTCGATCTCAGCTACTGAAGTCTCAATTGCTTGCTGTAGTGCAGGCGTAACAATCTTGGAACGCTCAGAGTCACGAGTGGCATCCTCACCAGCCCAGATACCACGCCAGAGGCGCTCATATTCTTTCCAAGACTCTAGATAGTTCTCATCACGTTGGTTACGCCAGTTCTCACAGCGAGACATCACCCAACTGGTAATCTCCATCTCTTTAGAGTTGTACTGTTGTTCTTCCATCACAGATCCTCTTCGGTGGTGTTAGAGAATAAAGAAGCATACTCCATCTCTGGTTGTTCCTTCTCTACAGGCAGAAAGATCTTATCGTCTTTTAGGCCTACTTCTTTTGCTTTAGTAATAATCTTCATTAGACACTCAGCGTCTAACTTATCATCTAGTTCTTCTTTAATTGTTTCCCATACATCAGGATTGGAAGACAGAGTATCCCAGTTTAGTGGAACGTAAGATTCTTCCATTTCTTCATTATTATTTTCGTAGTCCATCTAGGTCTCCTCAATATCCAGCAACGGCATCCATTGGTGTAAAGTTATCTTCATCTATGTAGGTTGCGTATTCAGCAATAGCGATCTGGTCAATGTAACTAAGTGCATCAATCAGGTCATCGTGTACTTGGGTGTTGGGGAAGTTAAGTAGTTCATCAGTTATCTCAGACACCCACTCTTTGTCATTGAATATGATTTTACCATGTTCAAAGCGACCCTGCAAGGACCAAGTAATCCTATCTGCTTTTTTCTTATTACCGTGTGTTAGGTCTTCAATACGAAAGTAACTATTATACTTACGCATCAGGTCAGACAAGTATGGCAAGACTGCATTCTTTAGTGCACCACGTTCGATGCCAACACATAGTGGTTCATAGTCTCTAACAGCATCAAAGATTCTTTGTGCAGTGTCTTTGATGTCCCATCTGCCATACTCAATATTAGCAACCCACCATGTGCCATCAGCACAGACCTTGACTACAGCGATAGCAGACTGGTCTAGTCTTTTCTTTTTTGCAGTGGTAGCAACTGCTACATTCTCAAAGCCAGCAAGGTCTACAGCAATATAGTAGCGGCCATCCTTTGGTTCTTCTTCGTCTACCTTGATCCATTCTTCTTTAAAGATGCCACCGGAGGCTGCTTCAAAGGAGGCCA